GAACCTTCGTCTGTGTCTGGTCAAGGGGCTGGGACAGAATCTTGAAGTCGGCTTTGTTCTCACCGATGGACTTCAACACGATCATACCGGCACGCCGAATGTCGTTGCTCGTAGTCCCTTTGGGAAACTCACAGTTCGTAGCAACAGCCAGCGACTGTATAAACTGCTCCACGCCGTCACAGGCGTTGGACACGATGTTGTTGATCTCGTCCAACAGGGGCAACACGCTTTCAAACGCGCCCATGTTGATGCTGTTGTACCGATACTCGATAATCGGGATCAGGCCCAGCGCGTTCGGCTCCACGCTGTCAACATTCACAGCCGTTGCAAGGAACGAACTGTTGACCTGCGTAGTCAGCATCTTGCCCGTCACGCCGCCAGACAGATGATACACGCTATCCTTCGTGTACACATCGAACTTGGCACGGTCATCCACAACCACCATATTCACGCCCATCACAGGCTCATTACCGGGACGGAGGCTGTACACCACGAAAGCGGAGCGAGGGTCAAGCGCGTAACAATGGACAGGCGTTTCGGGGTCATTGTCCCGGTCAGGCTCAATGAGAATCACGCCCTTGCCGACTGTATGGAACCAGTCAACGGCCTTATTATCAGCGGCGTGCTTGTACGAACGATACAGAAACTCATTCAGCTTGTTCACCTTGTCCTGCACGCCCGTATTGCGTGCCACATAGAACGCGGGCTTCGTCAAGAAATACCCGTTTTTGAACGCCACGATCTCATCAGCGTGGTTCTCCTGCACGATGTTGAGAATCTCCGGGCGAACCTCTTTCGTCCTGCGGAGAATCGGCTGTACGTTGCGCCGATACCAATACAGGAAATCCTCTTGCAGAAGGTTCTGAACGTGATACGGCAGCGCCGTGTTCAGTTCAGAAACCACGTTCTCACGGGTGATGTTGTCGGAGGACGCATAGATGTCCAGTCGCCCGAACAGGTCATTGGAAATAACCTTCATCACGGCGTTTCCCTCATTGTCCATGCGCTATCACCTCCGAATCCAAAATGAAAAGGCCCCAATGCTTTTACACATTGGAGCCTTCTCCACTTCCCCGCTGACCTTTCAGCGTGGGGATATATCTTATATCGCGCCTACAGTCTGAAACGCTTTCAGCATTTTCGGAAACTGATAGGCTATCCAGTCAACAGTCTGTTCGGGATGTTCCTGCCCTTGAACGTGCCAGACACTATCTCCTGCAAGCCCTGATTCAAACAGAAACGCATGAATAATTTCATGCCGCATTATGCGCTTTCTGTACTCTGAATAATCATCAAGGTTTGAATCAAGTGCTTTTTCACAGACTACAATCTTGTGCGAAGTCTTATCGCAATAGCCGTCACACGTTTTTAGCGTATCATCCTCGGATTCTGGAACATCAAGATAAATGCTGTACTCCGTACCGAGGATGTTTACTTTGCAAGTAGGCACTCGCCCATCGTAATAACTCATTCGACGATCAGCCGCTTCTTCCGCACCGTCTTGATGTTCAGCGTCCCGTCAGGCTTGCGGTAAATCTCCACCTCGAAACCCTTGTTCAGCCATTCATTGATGGCCGCAACCTCTTTCTCTGTCAGCATACGCGCCTCCATAGTCCTCTCTAAACGTATACTAACATAAAAGCCGAACTTTGTCAAGCGGTTTCGTAATTAATGTTCGGAATATACCGAACATTATCAAGAGTCTTGCTTTATAATGTTCGTGTTTTCGTTTTCAAATTTCCACACATAGCCTCCTGCGGTTTTACAGTTTGCATAGCCTTTGCAACATTTGCTTATATTGCAGCGCAATGCTACACCCGCCCTTTCAGCTTCACCAGCGTTCGCCCATCGTTTTACAAACGCACCATCTTTTGTGAATTGAAGCACAGGCTTTGAACAAGGGCTTTTTTCACCAATCCATTTTCCCTTAAAATGTTTGCTAAGTTTTTCTTTTGTAGCATCAGACATATTCCACTCGCCAGATTTACGCCTATATTTTTCTAAATTTCCAAGAACTTTTTGTCTGTAATCAGGATCAGCCATTCTATCCCGCATACGTTCAGCGGCTTTCTCTCGTTTTTCATCATCCCATGTCTCTTTTTGAGATTTTGACATTCTTCGTTTTGTTTCTTCGGATGCTTTAAGTCCAAAGTGACCGTTGCTTTCGGGCCGACTAAATGTTTTCTTTACTCCTTCTCCAATTTTACGTTTTTCGTCATCTGACCTATTTTTCCCACGCCATCCATTACCCAGTTTGTGACGCATTTCCTCGGTTGCATCATTCGTTGAAACATCTCCACCTGAAAGCATATTATATCCATGTTCCGGGTTATCGGAATCATACTTGCGAATATAATATTTCTCTTTCCCTTCGGCTTCTTCTTTCGTCTTTGCAGAATCAATAATAACGTGTTCAACATTTTCCCAACCGTATTTTTTTATCGCTCTGTCAACCAACACACAGCTTGTATACTTATTCCCATTTCCCCATCTTTTTTCTAAACTTGTCCTCGTCAATCCAACATATCGCTTCCCGTTGGGAAAAACATGGCAATATATCCAATACATAAACAACCCCTCCTCATGTAATATTATAACACATTACACAAGAAGGGTCAACTATTATTTTGGTTTAGAAGGGACGTTTTACAATCTCAACTTTGTTCATAGAGAACGATTGAATATACTCAGACAACATAGCCATAGCGTCGCAAACATCATCGTGTTTATTGCGTCCGCTCATTGTCCATCCACAAAGGAATTGCAGAAATCGTCGATACTCTTTATCTTTTTTTATCACAGATTCATCTTTGAACAAACAATGTGCCAAAACCCACGGTTGAGCCATAATTATACGTGTTTCCTTATTCGCCGTCGTGTACTTTGTCGTGATCTTACAACGCCCACCAGCTTCTTTGACCTTCTCCTGTACGCTCGTTGCAATCCTTCCCCCGGCTTGGTTGCTCTCGAACCTCGCCATTTGCACTTGTCTTGAAACAAGTATATCCACTAACCGAGGCTCCACCACATCAGGATTGCCATTATCGCATATCACGCCATCGATATAGAAATCAGGCCCATACTGATAGGCCACGGGCATACAGAAATAGTCCGCGCCCCTGTCCTTCGTGTCACACACAGCAAGTATAGCATCTGGTTCGCCGTCAGGAAGTTCAAAATACCTACGCAGTTCATCAGCCGAATATAAAAGACCCTCCCTTTCCACGGGAACCGACATATACAGCGCACGCCAGTTCACATCGTCCATGATCTCGCGCTGCTCATGGTAGAACTTCGTACTGAATCCAACGTCATACGGATAGTCAAAGTTGCTCTCGTCGTTCTCGTCAACGGCGGGCATCACAATGAACCGCGCTCTGTCGTTGTCCCCGTACTCCATCTCTAACCGCCCGATGCAATCCGCGACGCTCCACCTGGTCGCTATGTGTAATTCCTTGCACCTTGCGCCTATTTTCCTCTGTCGCAGGTCAGTATTGTATATCTCCCACAGCTTGTCTAACCGCTCCCGCGACATTGCAACCTCGATACCAGACACAAGGTCATCACAATACAACAACGTCTGCGCCCTGTACAGACCCGCATTACCAGTACCTATCGACGTGAACTCCAATGTCTCAAACCTCTTGCGTTTCCCAAGGTCTATCCTACAGTCCTTCGCGTTCGTGCTGCTCACTTGTACGTCAGGAAACACGTCATGCCACAGGTATTCACCGTTCGCATCCATGATCCGCAGACATTCGTCATAAGCGCCACGCACCCACGAATTGCTATGACTGCCCGTAAGCATTGGAGCATCAGGGTATTTCCCGGCCAACCACGTCAGGTAGAATATCGCAAGCGTACTCTTGCCCGTCCCAGGCGGCATCGAAATAGCCAACAAGTCCAGCTTGTCATCAGCCAAGTCCTGCAATGCGTCCACTACCTGTTTCAGCACTTTCCTTCTCGGCGCATAAAACTTCTTAGACGGCTCCCGGTTCCACTCCACATACTGCAAGAAACTGTCAAAGTCATATGGCGCAGCAGCCAGCAACACCTTCTTGTGAAGCGCGTACAACAGGCCCATCTCAGACTTGTTTACCGTCGCCATCGTCGGCATTGCCTCTGAAATCGTATCAGACAGCCATACAAGCCGCTCCACGCCGTCAAGAGTATTCTCTTTCATCAGCAGTCTACACGCGCTGTAATAGCCCTCGTAGGTCCTGTACGTGTAAGGGTCTTTTTTTATCTTTTCGCCCAATTCGGAAATAAGGCTCTGAATGTCCATATCTACCTCCGTTATTTGCGCTGATATTATATTCACAAACCCAATTCTCGTCAACCTTCTTCTCCCCAACCTTGTAAAAACTCTTTCCCCGCGTAAAAAGTCGTGAAAGCTCGCAAAGTGTTATGTGTGTGGGGGGATTCTGTCCCCCCCACACTTAACATAACGCTTTGGCATTTCTGCGTTTTGT